TTGGATGTTGAGTAATCAGCACAATATCTAAACCATGATGTCGATGTAATGCCAAAGCTTCTATAAATGGAGGTACTTTTGAAGCGGCTGAACGTGTGCCCATCAGCCTTTGCGCTTCATCTATGATGACGAGCGAGCCATAAGGGAGAAAATCTTGAAATGGCTTTTCTTTAATTTGTTCATCTGTAAGTTCTTCATGTTCTATCTTCAATTCAGGAATGCCGTTGACGAACAACGGACGTTTTTTCTTTACGCCGTCTTTATCAGTAAAATGTGTGTAGCTTTCGTCTGTCATCAGCATATTGACGACAGAGCTAGTTTTTCCGCTACCTGGTACGCCAGTTTGTAAAATAATCATTTAGCTTTTCCCCCTGGAATAAATGACAGTTTGCTAATACTTTGCATAGCAACGTTAAATGCAAATGCACCGAATATCAGACCTAATGCATGGCCGAAACCTGCCATCATGACAATTTGAAGAATGTCTGATGGCATTGAGTTGAACTGATTTTTTACGTAGTCTTTTATAAAACCTAATCCAACTGTAAAGCCTGTATAAGTTACAAAACTAATGCCAAGGGCAATAAATACTTTTGCAACAATATAGGTTAATAGCCTTTGTAATATGGCGAAAAACGCAGCTTTCATGCTTTAGTCCTTTCTACTTGAAAACATGATATATGCTGCTGCTACCGCAGCGATACCAATCACAAGAAATCGGATCATTTCGGCAAAATTACAAATCATGTCATATTTAAATTCCATGGTTATGCCCAAATAGGTTGCAGTTCTTGGAGCAGGGCAAACACCATTATCGGGTAGGAAGAAATCAGTGCTAAATGTTGTATCGTTATTTGTATGAGGAATTTTGAAAGGTTCTTCTTGTTCCTCTACATCGCCTTTTTCTGAACAAGCTAATATGTCAGGGAAAATATTACAGAGTAACCCTTTGGATTCTTCTTTCTTGTCATCTTTTTTGTCTTCTTTTCTTTTGTCTTTATCTTTATCAGATGGATCATCATCCGGATCAGGTTTATCATCTGGACGTTTATCAGGCTTATCATCGGAATCGGGTTTATCATCCGGCTTTTTATCAGGCTTTCCGTCAGGATTAGGCGTAGGATCTGGATCAGGCTTTGTATTGGGTGCTTCAGATCCGCCCGGTGTCAGATCGGGACGTTGAGTAGTTGCGACTTCTGCCGTTGTATTGCCGTTGGAGTCTTTGCCGAAAGTTATGGTAATTTGAACCGGTTTGCCGTTTTCGGGAGTGACAGGGCCAATGGTTACAACAGTACCGGCAGGGACTTTGATATTTTCTTTATATTCAGGTTTACCCGTTCCTTCTACAAAAGGCGTAGGGTTTGAGTCTATAGATGTGGTAGCGATTTGTAGGAATTTTTCTTTAGTTAAAACTTCTGTGTCATTCCTTCTTAAACTAAAAATAACTCCTTCTCTATTATCATCTCCTCTTGATACAGTACATGAACCTCCGTTCCAATCGAACTCACATCCAGTAAAATTAAAATACTCCCAATATTTAAAAGTTGAATCTTTATCACGTTCTTTTTTTTCTTTCTCCCAATAAGTTCTAGCTATTTTTTCCATTTGTGATTTCATCAATTGGAAAGCTTCTTTTTCGCTTTATCCCCCTGTGTAATAAGTTCTTAATATAGAACTATCAACACCATAACAAGCTGTAATAACCTCATCTCGTGAATTATAAATACAATTCCTCGCCGGCCATTCTTTTAAAAATTCTTCGCTAGCTTCATTCCATTTGTAGCCTTCACTTTCCAACGGAGATTTAACAGCTTGATAGGCCTCGTAAGCAAAATAAGCAGCTGTACCCCAACCGCTTAAACGTGTTCCTAATGCTGCTCCTTTTTTTACCAGGCCAAATGCGCCTGAAAGGACGGCTTTGCGGGATACTTGGGCTTCAACAGTTGCACTTACAGTCTGTTTTGACAAATAGCCTTCATATCTAGCCTTCATTGCCTCGGTTTGAAATTTTCTATACGAATTATCAGATACAGAACGCGCCCACGGTTTTTTATCCCAATGTTCAGTATGTTGTTTTGTATAAGTGATATTCTTTGAATTATTAACTTGAATTTCGCCAGCAATAGCAAAGCTAGAAGTAAATAAAACTAATAACGGAATGATAAATTTATTCATTTTTAACTTTTATTTTCTCTATTTTCTTATTCTCTATGGATTCATTTAAATCAGACATAAACTTAACCATATCAGGATCTTTAGGGCTTGGTTTTTTTGGAGTTGTATTCATTAAATAAAAGTCATCATTATCAGAAAATTTAATATTAGATTTAGATTTTTTTTGAATAAAACCTAATAAATTAATAACTAGATACAATGCCATAATTGAATATCTAATTTCATTAGGAATAAAAATAATATTTAAAAAATGAAATGTATATAGAATAAAAAAAACAAGATTAAAAATTCTAATAAACATAATGCTAACTTTCGTAATGGTTGCTGAAAGTTAGATTATATAGCCACGTCATTTAAAAATCATCCAGCCCACCACGACCGGAACAAACACACCAAGATAAAAATAAAAATCCATCATGGTACTACCTCAATTTCTGCCATATCAACCTAATACCCCAAACCGCTGCCATGATGGCAACAACTGACCAGCCTATATAGGATCCGTCTTTCATGCTGTCTATCGGGTTACATTCTGGCAATTCAGCTTTTAAAATCTGCTCCCCATATTTCCAGCCAAACTTAGTAAAATTAAGCTGATATAGCTTTCCGTCATCACCAATTTTGGGAGGCACTAAACTGAAATAGACGTTTTCGGCATCCTGACGGGTTGCGTAACAATTATTTCCGACTTGGTAGCCCATTATTTAAATTCTCATGTCAATTAGTATTCAGACGACCTTTAAGGGGTCGTCTGAAATATGCTTCAAATTAGCGCAATACGCGGCGGATCAGCTGGATAGCGAAGATTGAAGCGATAATACCCAGTACGATTGCCGCAACAGATAATGCGTCAGTCTTTGCAGTTTCCAAGTCGGTTTTAACGCTTTCAGGAACTTCAGCCCATGCTTGAGTAGCAAAAGCCAATGGAACAGCGGCAGCAACAGCCAATTTTGCGCCGTATTTACGGCAAGTATTCATCAATTTCATGATGTTTTCCTTTACGAAATGTTTAAAAAAATGTGTTTGCGGGCTATGTGAAGGTTTTAGAGACCGCCCGCCGAGCCTCTTAAAATTAATCTTCTTTTGTATAAAAACTGAAAATTAAAAATTCGCCGCCGATTTCTTCAATCGCCGAACTGAAAGCATCTTCATAACTTTCATATTGACCGGCAGATTTAATGTTAGGCGTGAAACCAATATCGCCGAATGGATCGGGATAGATGAATTCATGATTTTCAAGTTCTTGAACAATAAATTTTTGCTGATACTTACTCATGATCCAGCCTTCCTTAGGCTTTGGGCGCTGCGCCTTTAACTTGGAAATCAAGCAATTTAGGAACGAGGCCTTTACCTGTTGATTCCATTGCTACGGTTACATCAACCGCGCATGGGAACTTGAGATTTTTCAGCTTTTCGAAATTATGGCTATCGCCAAATTTCATGCTTGCTGCGGTAAAGCCTACGGCATTGCCGTTTGACGGCATTGGGCTGGCTACCAAAACTGTGCAAGAATCGATTTTGTTACCGTCGATTTCGCCTTTAAATTGTTTTGCACCCAACAAGGTTGCTGAATACGTGGTTACTTGGCTTTGCTCAAACATTTTGAATTTCCTTTACTTGTTTAAAAAATTTGAAATAATTTTCTCTTCGAGTTCGATGTCTTTAATGTGTTGTTTTTCCCTATCTTGTGGGAATGCGGTTTCTTTCTCATCAAGCAAATCATCAAGTAATGTTTGCATGTTCAAATCATCAATTGCTTTTTGCTCTTCGTGTATATACTGAATCTTTTGTGTCTGATCTCTACAGTCGTATTGTTCAGGTTGTAAACCTTTGGGATAACCTTCAATGCCTTTTACAAGTTCATCGACAATTTTTGTATCATCCCAGCCTATATCGCGGAGGAAATTAACCATCTTTCCTACCTGATTACGCGCATGGAACAGTTTATGATCGAAAGATAAATTTACTGTTTCTGTCTTGGCATCCATCCGCTTGGCTTCTGTTTTGAATATCTCCGAACATATCGGGTAAGCACCACCAAGATACGAACCGGGATAAAGCAAAACATCTAAGGGGATTTCTATATCGCCTGCCCGAAATTCAGTTTCAAACCTGACCCATGGACTGTTGACATCGCCGAATTGTTTTCCTTTCTCATAAACTCGAGTGAATTTAGAATTGCCGCGTTTACCTACATAAAATGTTTTGCCGCTACCATCATCAGTGCGCCATGCAGTACCGCGGCATTCGCTTTTTGGCCTCATGTTATGAACGTCAAAATGACCGTTATCATGATCAAGTAATGCTTGATCGGGTGTGTATTCGCCGTTAAAAAAATCATGGGCCACATCAACACGGGTAATTTTTGGACGTATGCACTTACTTAAAAACTCATACAGTCGGTTTTCCCAACCGGGTATAGCAGCCTGGCAACCTGTACCATTCAATTCAACCAGCATTGTTTCTCGCTGACCGCCGTAATGAACCTTGCCATATTCGACGTTATCCGGGCCGAGTTGGTAACAGCTTTTATAGAAAAACTTTCCTTTGAACGGTAGTTTTTGGGTAATACCAAAACCTAAAATTTCTTCTAACAGCTCGCTATACTTCACAATAAATTCTGTATCTGATACCAATCCTTTACCTGTTACTTTAGGCAAACTGTCTTCATGAATTGTGAAAGTGATTTGGTCAATAAATGCACCGTCATCCCTTCCTCTTCTTAACGGTATTTCAATGAATTTGCCTTTTCCATCCGATACGAAATGGCTGAAATATTCAAACTCAAAATCTTGGTTATCCGATTTTTCCGCACCCTTCGGATTAGGGGTTTTATTTTGCTCCCCCCCTATTAGCCTAGGGGGGCAGCCTTCGGCGGTTGGCGCAGCCTTGGCGTCCGCTGGCGCGTCCACCATATCTGCGCCCACCGCCACGGCTTTATCTTCCCAAGATTTCACGGTTGCATTCCTTATCCATCAGTTCTTTTACAAACAATCTGCCGCATTCATACGCTTCGTTTTCGGTTTTTTGTTTCAAAGTCGGATTGCGGATAGGGAAACAAACTGTTTTGATGCATTGGGATTCGTTGTCTTTATCCCTGAACACTTTCAAGATGTATGCTTTCGGGAAAGATAAGGGTTCGGGATTGACGGTATAGAAAATAAACATGATTAAGCCCCTTCACTGGCTAGAGTTAAGGGGCTTTACAAGAATTAAAAATATGCGCCCCTGATGGAACGCAATATATAAGGTCGTCTAAAAATTTTCAGACGACCTTTGTTTTTATTTTCAATACTTTCGGGTAACATAAAACCATATTTTCCGCTTTATCAGAATTCAAAGTTAATTTGTATAGGCGCGTATCCTATGGTTACCGAACAGCAAAACGATATCCTCAGCATCAATCAAGTACAGCTTCTCCTTGCAGAAAAACGCACGGCACTTGCTATCATGCGTACGGGCATTGCCGTTTTCGCACTCCCTTTGTCTATTTTCAGTGCGCTGATTGCGACATCGAAATGGTACGAGGCCGTTGATGTTTGGCCTTTGCTCGTACTGGTCAGTCTGATGAACATCAGCTTGATTATTTTCTCGGTCTATCTGATTACCCGCTCGCTCCGTAGAATGCACCAATATGACCGGCTGATTGCCGATATCAAATACAACAATCAGTCTTTGCGCAAACTGATTAAGTCATAAAATGCAGATAGTTGGGGCTACACATAGGTCGTCTGAAAATCAAAA